GTTATAAGCAGCATGAGCGGCTACAGCTCCAGACATATTGTATTTATTTAAATATATAAAAGAAAATAATTTTAAATTTAATACGTAATAAAATTAAAAACACACATTTTATTTATTTAACTGAAACTGGTTGAACCTGATACAATAGACTGCATCTGGGTTCCGCAAACGGTTACTGAAATGTATGCATTTTGCGAAACATTGTTACTGTTCAAAGCATTTTCAATAGGATGATTATCAGTTGGATCATCTGTTAAGAATATGTCTTTTTTAATTTTGAGACACAATTTCTTATTGTGCATTTTTGAAAAGTCAATACCGGATGTGTCAAATGCTTTTTCAGCCAATTTAACGATGTAAAAATCATTTGAATTTACACTCTTGAGTCCAAAATTTTCGTTGTTATCCATAAGTAACATACTCGATTTAATAAAACCAGTTCGGTCACTACCGAGAATCAATTCCACTGAATCTATAAAATCTGAAAAGTATCCAAATGTATCGTACACTATACTACTTGATGTGTGATTTTTAATTTCTGTAATGTCACTAAATCCATTGGTAATGTACGCGGGTAAATCGTGACTGTATCCAAGTTCCGAACTTGTACCCGAAGATTTACTTATGATTCTGTTAGAAATGTGGGGCAATCTGAGAGAAAATAATATGTGACTTACATTTATATTAACGTCATCAAGATTTACGACCGCTTCAAAAAGATCTCCTGATACATTTACCACATCTGTTACTTTATTAATAGCTTGTTGAGCGAAATGTGATGTATGTACAACGTGTGTAATTAAATTTCTAGATATGTAATTTTTTTCGGTTTCAGTTATGGAGTGATTTACAGGTTTAATAAAAGACTTAAAATAAGAAGAGTCTAGGTAATTCACAGTAGCCGTGCCACCCGATAAAATTTGAACAGACCTTTGTGCTAATGAAGGATTCAAGTCGTTGTAATGAACTTTGATTGTAAGATTGTTAGTTAAAGCCCCCTGACGTATCAAGGCATTATTCATATCTAAACTTCTTCCAATAAATGGAATAGAACATGATGCTTGAATATAAACTACATCCCCAGCTTTACATTTTCTTCTGCGATAAATGTTGTCAAGTTTGTCTTCTAAGTGAAAATTTGGACCAGAAATATTACTTCCTTTACCAAGTTCTGTTAAATTCCGAATGTATATGTCATCGGATGTAAGAGTCTGAATAACAAAGTGCCCATAAAAGATCTCAACTTTGTGTATCAATGCTAGAATTATGTCATTCGAAACGAATACATCAAAAACGGCTGGGTTGCTTGGTGCTTTAAATCTAAATTCTACACAAAATGAAATCTCTGACAATGCACTTGATTCCGCATTGATGCTAAACGTGTCATGATTAGAACTATTTGGAAAAGTCTTTAGACTTCCCGGTATAACTGTTTCGCCCGTACCGGATATGTACATTTTTTTACATTTAGAAAGCAAACTAGAACTTATGTTTTCACGAGATGTGTATTCGTTTGATCTACAAACAGACTGTGACCCCGTCGAATCGAAAGTTTTAATAGATACATTATCTATTCCCATGAAATGTTTAATATATCTATTGTATTTTTTTTTAAAGATTTAAATTCATTTTGTATTTACAAGAAAGACATAGAGCCTCCAACTACAGATTGTACTTTGGTACCACATGCTGTAACAGTGATTATACCACTTTGTTCGTAATCATTGCTATTTAGAGAATTACTTTTATATAACTGCGAAAAAATGCGGTCATACAAGTTAATAATTAACTTTTTGTTGTTACTCTTCGAAAATGCTACGCCGGAGGTGTCAAATGCCTTTTCAGCCAATGTTATAATATAGAAAGCCCTTTGAAGACCGCTGTACCTAAGATCAAAATTCTCACATGTATCAAGTTGAGCCGAACTTCCCCTAATAAATCCAGTTCTATCGCTACCGACTACAAGTTCCATAGACTCTATAGGAGATCTTAGATAACCAAAAAGATCTCCGTCTTTTGAAAACGTTAGATTATTAATCGTACCAAAAGGAGATGAAGCACCAGTCACACCCATTTGACCGACGGCGGTTCCGTCCATTGGTAAATTGTCATAAGTGTCTGTATTTTTACTGCATCCTAACGTTTTGTTGTGTACATGTGGTAAACGTACTGCTATTAAAAGATGAGAAACGTTGTGAGATACATTTTCAAGATCGACTTCAATTTGTGTAGTTGTGTCAGTAAAACGCTGGACGGATAGATTTCTCGGAATAGTTTTAACTACATTTGATGAAGTATTTAATACCTTGTGGATTATATTCTTCGATATAAATTTTTTTTCAGTTTCTGTAATTATATGTGTTCTAACTTTAAGATGACTCTTGAAATATCCAAGATCTAAATAGTCATAATCAACCCCGTTGGCTGTAAAACCAAATGGCTCTACTTCGCGCCCACCCGTAATAACCTGATGAGAAGAACCACCGACTTCTGTTATATTTTTGTATAACCTGTTGTAATGAACCTTTACAGTTACAGCATTGGTCAAGGCTCCAGCTTGTAGAAGTGCGCGTGACATATCTTTATTTCTTCCAATAAATGGTAATGAACAGGACGCCTGAATTACATGGATATCCGAGTGATTGGCAGAGCTATCAGTGAGATTATACCAATGAGGAGAAATGTCTGTAATTTCTGCATTACTGTCATAATTAACCGATTGTCCGATAGAGCTGTGAAAGTTGTACGGAACTCCAAGTTCTGTTAAATTTCTAATGTAAATGTCGTCTGATGTAATTGTTTGAACTATTAAGCTACCCAATTTAATCTCTACCCGGTCTATAATAGCCAATATAATATCCTTTGATACAGAGGCAACAAGTGTTTGAGTAATAGTACTTGTATCAGGATTTCTAAATCTAAATTCAATATTGAATACCATATCAGATATAGCGTCAGTATCAGAATTTACATGAAATGTATCTACGGAGTGTAACACGGGAAAATGTCTTAAACTACCGGGTATAACAGTTTCTCCAGATCCTGAAATGTACATTTTTTGACACTTAGAAATAAAAGAAGATTTTACTTCCTCATCTCCTTTATACTCATTTGTTCTACATAAAGATTGTGCCCCAGTGGAGTCAAAAGTTTTAACGGCTACGTTACTAATACCCATTGTTTATTATATTTAATTTATTTTTTTTTTTAAATTAAATCGTAGATTGTAATTCGTTTTCATTTAGTTTTTAAAATAAATACAAAATGTAAATAAAAATGTCAAATTTTGAATGTTCTGTAAAAGATATGATGTCGAACACGGGATCTATAAGTGGAAATAGTAATGAAAATGAAAATGAAAATGTAAATTTAGAATCTAATAATTCAGAAGAGAATGTACCCATTCCCACTCAGAAACCACATGATGTAAATTTATCAGTATATCAAAGATTATACACCGATAAAAATATCAAAACTATTTTATTTATAACACTTGTTTATCTTGTATTGAATTCTGATCAAATGTACACATTTTTATCCAATAACGCTTCATTTTTATTGATAGAAGGTTCTCCAGGATTTCTCGGAAGAGCTGCTATCGGACTTATGTTAGGAATTACGCTTATAGTGTTTACTTCTTTCTTTTCGTTTTAGTTTTAGCCGGTCCGACAAGATCTTTTTTATTTGACAGATTGTCACTTATTTTGTCCATCATTAACGATACTAAACTCACGTCTTTTTCCGAAATTGTTTTATCTTGTTTTACACCCCATTTTAAAGAAGACATTAAATCATGGGTCAATGGGATTCGCTTGCTTTCAAATTTTTTACAATTGATTACGTTTCCATTATCGTCAGGTTCTCCGTCATTCTCGGACATGCACATCTGACAAATTCCGGCGGGAGTTAGTTTAAAATAAATGTGATTATTTGTATGATACCCACATTTATTCTGACAATACTTAGATTTCGTATTTATGAGATATAACGTGTCGTACTTTTGAGATTTTAAAATGCCACGAATGTCTTCTACACGGTATCCGTTTACATGATTTTTAAAAAACCGTATAATACTATTCGTCTGAGAATTTTCATTTGATAACAATGTAAATTTTCCAGATTTTTCTGAATCAAATGCTTCCTCGGTTTCTTCGTATTCTGGTAGATTGTAAAATTTGGTAATGTCAGTTGTATCAGTTCTAATGCTAGTGTCTTGAATTACTTTCAACAAATTGCATTTGTAAATATTGTCGTGTGCTTCTGATAGTTTATTGCCGATGTATGTTGTATAATAATTATAAACACGGTTCTCATAAGTGTATTTTCCATCCGAGTACGTACATTTATCAGAACCTACAAGTCTGAGACCATTTTTATCATACACACATTTGTCTATTATTTTATCCCACGAATCAAAGAATGTTCCTGGTTTACCATGAATAGTACTCAAAGAAATAAGTATATTTTCTCTTATTCTAATAGCAACGTCTTTATCTACATTAATGCTCGGCCAATTAAAGTGATAACCCTGTTTTATAAATACATCTTCACCTTTTTTGATTTCTTTTGGATTGTCAGCCTTAGTTATTATACACTTTAATTCAGGGTTATTGTATATATTACACATTACATTCTGTACGGATTCTGTGTAGGTATTTATGTCTATAACACTTGAAGAAAGAATATCAAAATCTATAAAAAATCTGAATACATCTGTTTTTTTCTCGACTATACAATTCTTAAAATTAATGTACTTAACGTATAACTCTTGAAACAAGATGTAATCGGTTGTAAGATCAAGTTTCCCACCGTCTAGCATATAATGTGTTACATTTCTACTACTAGCGTTCTTAACAATTTTACCGGTGGAGAATAACCAGATTCTTAGTGGATTTTTATCCATTTAAAATATTATACATTATATTTTTATATTTATTTATTAAGGTTTAAACTTAATTGTAATATCACAATTATTAGTATATATTCCTTTCACAGCACTTGGAGATAACACACAACGTTTTCCTTTTTTCTTAGCAGTTATGGTTGCCATCATATCACTATCTATAAGCTCTACATTAGATAATGCGTATTCCATTACTTTATTTTCTATAAACCATCTAAAAAAATTTAATTGACCTACGGTTGTGACGATATCTTTTTTTGAAACATTTTCTTCTATTGTATAAGTTCTCCATTTAAGTGTATATGGATCTATAATAAGTCTTTTTTGTCTACAAAATGGATCAAAAAATTTCTTCGAATATGCTTTTAATTGGTTTTTATAATCAATGTATATGTTAAAATAAATAGTATCAGACTTACATTTTAAAGGGTAAGTGATATTATATTTTTTTGAATAATTGGTTACTAACCAATCTAAGAGTCTTAAAGAAAGGGGTGTTTTTTGATCGATTATATCATTTAATAAATCTATTTTGTTTTTATAAAAAGTTATTAAAAAGTTAATGAGGGTTATCTCTTTACCATTAAAAGACATTCACCGTATTGTAAATTTAATGTTGTTTATCTTTAAATAAATTTAAAGACAGTATTATATTTACATATAAGTATGACAACTGAGATAATTAACGAAAACTTCAAGAGGCAGATTATTTTTCTATTAAATAATCATTGGACTGGAAAACACGACATGTATTTCCCACTTCAAAATGCTACAAATATAGAAAGGAAACACATTTATAAACTTTTTAATTACAAATACATATTCTATAGTAAAGATACTGTAAATACAAAAAGAGCGGTGCTTTTTCTATTCAAAAATTCTTGCGGAGAGAATAATGCCGTGATAGTTTTCAAAGATCTAAGTATATACCAGATACAACTATATACATTAGAGGAATACTTTGATGGTAGTATTTTTGAAATTTCTTACACAGACAAAATTATTACAGTTTACGATGCTTTTATGGTTTCAGGAAATAAAACAAATTATCAACCATTTGATGAACGCATTTCAGATGTAGAAATTATGACATCTAATTCAACTATTAAAGATTTCACAATTAAAATGCTGTCTTATTCTGAAGACATACATTGTTTTAAAAATTTGTCAGAGGACGAAGAACTTTTTATGCTACCAGCGAAACTTCCTATTTTAACTGGTGTTAATTTTTCATTTTTCAAATGGAAACCCGCTGAAAAAATAACGTTTTGCCTACAAACTCTAGAAGAAAATGAAAACGATTTAATTTTATTGTCGTCTAATTTCAAGAAACTTATCAAATTTGCTAAGATACACAGTGATTCTTCAGATGGAAATGAGTATATTAAATCTATTAAAAACCTTGAAAATTACAGTGATAATTGTATAATCGAAATTAACACTGAATTTCCCGAGGGAAAGATAACAATCAAAAGAGTAAACACTGATAAAATTTACCCAACGAGTATTAGGCTAATTGAAAAAGTTTTATTCATTAAACATGAAAATATCAAATTTGAAGAGTTGGGTATGTAAACTGAAAAATTTTAAGGATATAATATACAAGCAATACATTAACGCATTCATCAAAATATGTGTTAATATATTACTTTATAATTATTTTTTAATGTTGTAAGACATTTAAGGTCTAACGGCGGCAACGGCCCTTCTTGAGGCGCATACCCTTCTTGAGGCAGCGACGGCGCTTGCGGGCGTACGCGCGGGCACGCTTGGCAGACTTGGTCATCTTAAGACGCGATCCCTTCTTGACACCGCGGCGACCGAAACGGCTACGACGGCCCATACGAGTCGACGACTTCTTGCGGAGAAGCTTGGGCGAGATGTAGACACGGTAGGTCTTGCCGTTCTTGGTGCGCTTGTAGTAAAGACCGCCGTTGCAACCCTTGTATACCTTACGCTTCTTGCCACCGATCATGACGCGCGCCTTCGACGAAAGCTTGCGGACCTTGCGGCCCTTCTTGGCCTTGCGACCCTTGCACTTCTTCTTCTTGCCAAAAAATAGTTCGAGCATTCCCATAATTAATATTTAATATATATCTGAGAAAAAAAAATATTTTTAATTAATTTTTTTAAATTACAATTTTGATAAATTTAGAAATTACATTATCTTTTATTTCTTTTTTATTTAGAAATGTAATTAATTTTTCTTTATCACATAGTTTTTTAGTAAATTCTTCTGGAAGCTCGTAATCAAATTCTTTGAATATTTTCCGGGAAATAATGTAATCAAAATTTTCACACTTTTTATTTATTACATCAAGGACTTCTTCAATACATTTGTGTTTTTTAATTAAATTGAAAGATGTAACGGGACCTATCTGCGGTATAGGTTCTGTATAATCACACCCCGAAAGTATACAAAAATCAACAAATGAATCCATGTCCATTTCAAATTTAGACAATATAATACTGGTGTCTATCTCGGTGATGTATCTTGATATACCAGTTTTTAAAATTTTATCACAGCCGAATGTTGTAGCATCAGTATCATCCGTAACTGTATAGTCAACAAAACCGTTTTTTTGTAAAAAAGCACAGTACTTTTCGGCATCTTCTGGGGCGGTACAGTAAGGTATTCCAGACAATTCAAGAAATTCTTTACACTCTTCGACGTCTTTTTTCTTTATAACAATAAGTTGAGATGTAATTTTTTCAATCTCGGTATTTATAAGTTTTTCTTCTTCATTATTATCAGGAATTCTCTCTCTTAACTGTTCAAGTCGAACATACATTCTTTCTTTGTTTGCTTGCCTTTTAACTAACACATTTCTTTTAGCATCCGGAGGTGTACCATCAAATACAAACACCGGAAGAACTCCATTCATAAAGTAGTATTTAATTCTGTTTGCTATACCAATGATGTGTGAATTTGAAGTGCGAGAAGCATACTTAAATTTATATAATAGTATACTACAATCAACGGCTATTTTAGAACCTTTGTACAGATTTATTTCTTTTTCTGAAATAGCATCTGGAGCATATTTCTTAATAAGATTATTTAGTCCTCTGATTCCCATATGGAATTTAAATTACATTATTATAAATTAAGTTTTTAAATTGAAATATTTTCTGTAAAATTAGATATCCCTTATAATCAAATCCGGGATACATTCAGTTTCATCTTCTGAAGTATCACGTAGATCTAACATTCTCGTAGGCGGTCTTGGGGGTTTATATTTCGGATGCGTTTTGATGTCATTCTCACGATAATATTCAACTTCTTTCCAGAATTTTTCTAAAATAGGTAGATTTTCGTTTAGCCAATCGTAGTCAATTTTAACCCTAACAATATTCATGATATCAGGTGGTTTGTATTCTATGAAATCAGCATCTTCTAGATTGCAAATAAACATATTTAACTGTACTTGTGGATAATAATACGCAGGTATATATCCGAATTTAATAAGTCGCTTGTATGGACACTTTACTTCGAGCAAAATAGGTTTGCCTGTTCTGTCCTTAGATATTGAAACGCCATCCGGCGAGCCTCCAAGCCAGTAATAATCTTTATTATCGTGAACATCCTCGTGAGCAAGAAGACCAAACTCAAAATTATCCTGTCCGGTTAATTTACAATACTTGTTTATCGCTTCATCTTCGTATTTCTGACCATGTAGCGTCGCTACGTTGCCCACGAAAGGCTTTGGGTCATAACCACATTTCTTAAACAGAACTTCGTGTGGTCTTTGATAAGGGTTGATTCCAAGTACTGTACCAGCATCTGAACTTGTTAGTTTACCTTCTCTTTGTTTAAACCAGGCATCAGATCTTTGTTCATACTGTGGTATAGACTTCAATTTATTTATCTTATCCATATCAATGATATATAAATTATAATCTATCGCTTTAAATAACCTTCTTTAAGTTATTTTAACTTTTTAACTGTAACACTTATAGCATTTTTCTTTCTTAATTTTTTAGGATCTTCGTCTGATGTTTCCTTTGTTTTGTTTTTGTCGTATTTTTTATTACAGTAGTCCCATAACTCTTTTGATCCTATTCTAAATTTTCTATTAGGTTTTGCTCGATACCAGTAAACACAGTCTTGTATGTTATTACTTTTTGACGTGTTGTCCAGTACAAGACAATCGTAACCCTCTGTACACGCATTTAAAACATCTTGAAAAACACTAAACTGTGGAAAAATGCCAAAAAAATTCTTATAAAGTTTTTCCTGGTTTTGAATTATGTTTTCTCTTAGAATGAAGACATAGTCTATATTTGCTCGAAGATCAGGTGGCAAATCCATACAATATTGCATAGTTAACATAAATGTAATTTTCCAGTGTCGTCCATTCATAAAAATACCCCGGATATTAGTGTCTCTAATCATACGTTTATCGTACATACAATCATCTAAAAGTAAAAAAACATCATTGTCTTTTTTAGGATCTTTTCCATTTATTGTCTTTTTCTGTCGTGTAATCACCTGCTGAATAACCTCAGGTTTATATTCGGAGTGTATAAGCAAGTCTGGTATAAAACTCGAATAGAAAGCGTTTCCATCCTCTGTGGCAGATATAGCTACACCCGCTTTAATTTTACGAAGATGATAAAGTATGTCAGCAACAAGTGTACTTTTTCCTGTTCCTCTCTTTCCTATAAATACGCAAGTAGCAGGTCCCGATCCTACTGTACGTCTTTCCTCTATTCTCTTGGGATTAAACTTTGCTAAGCTAATCGACATCTATAATTACTTAAAATTATTTTAATATTTGAATTAGTCCCAGAAATTTTCTTTTAATAATGCATCACTTTCAAGTGTAATGTACGAATAAAATACACTTGACAAAATTCCTAATGTAAATGAAATAAGTGTTTTACCCAATGTTCCGACAGTTTCTTCTTCTGAGTCTATGTAATTTATACTCGCAAATGAGATACCCATTATAAGTAAAATTATTAATATAATAGTCAGGTCAACAGTATAGAAGTCTAAAAATGCCATTTAAAATTTATATAATATATTAAATTAATTTATTCAACTTAAAAATAAAATGTATAAATGTATAAATGGGTGTAACTATCAAATTTAAATCTGTTCTTAATAATCTAATTAGTATGGATTTTGGAGACAAATTTGTATTTATTAAATTTGGATCCGATTGGTGTATACCCTGTCAAGAACTTGACAAAATTCTAGTAAAGATTCCAAATAGTATACTATACCATGTAAATATAGAAAACGACGAGTTTGAAAATGTAATGGAAGAGTACGATTTTAAGACCATTCCCTATACAATCGCCAAATACAAAAAAGACCTTCGAAATTTCAGCGGTGTTATGACCGCAGAAAAAATTAATAAACTAATAGACGATATGAAATCGTGAAAGGGTGTTGTAATTATTTTTAAAACTGGGTAATGTCTCGAAGACCCGACAAGCATTACATTTACTTAAAAAGCGTATAGTTTAATTATTTATAATTAATTTAATAAACTGTTCGTTTTTAACAGAATTAGTAAGATCGTATCCATTTCTCTTTTCATATGTTCCTCCATACCACTCGTGTTCATCCTCATCAAAATCTAAACTTAGATTAAATACCTCTTTGAAAAATACGAATAATTGCTGCCTTGTATCTAAGACTAGATCAATTACTTCTATAGGAGTGTCTTCAGTCAGCCTTGGGTTTTCACTAGAATTTAATTTATCTAATAAATTTAAAATAACTTTTAACCACAGAGAATTTGGTGTAAAATCACTTCTCTTTAATATTTTAGCTGCTAATTTTAGATAAATGATGGTATTTGTATCTGTAAAATCTAATACTTTATACAACGGTAATTTTTTCTTACTAACATTTTCATCTCTAACCTTAGTTAAAAAATTTTTAAGATTCATTTTTAATAATTTTTCGCTTAAATTGGATTTTATTACATCTTTTTCTATTTTTCTTTGAATATCTGGTGGTAATATATTTAAACTTGTTTCTTCAAATGGAATGTTTGATAATGATGTCCCAAATTTTAATAATTTACTTCCGGTAATTTTTGTAGGAAATTTACCCGTTTTATTATATGAATTTAAACGTTTTTTATAATCGCTTACAGCTTCTGAAAAGGAGGGTTTATTCCAAAGTATATAAATCGATAAAAACCCAGCTCTTGTTGGGTCTCTAGTTTTGAGATCTTTTTTATGAAGAGAAATATAATGTTCTCTGCGCTCGGTATCCTTATGAGTTGTAAAATTCGGCATTCCAGCTCCTCCAAATTTTACCTTTTTTTTACTAACTTTACCGGATGCTTTAGTTACTTCAAAGTCAGCCGAATAGTTTTTATCATCAGACTTTAACTTTGTAATTTTAACTAGTTTTACTTTATCTTTTCTCATTTATAATACCGGATATTTTTTTTCCAAAAATTCAGATAAAATTTGGTTCTTAAGAAGTGATCAAATGAAATTGACGATCTACGGCCTCTGGACTCTTAAAATCGCAAAAGGGGTTTGTATATCAAAAATTACAAAAAATTATCCGGTTTAAAAAATTAGTATATATCTAAACTAGATAATTTAACATGGCGGAAAAATTCAAGAAGTACACTCAGATCGAGCACATTTTAGCTCGCCCTGGTATGTACCTAGGTGATATAAAATGTGTAAACGCCGAAGCGTGGAAAATTGAAGAGGAAAAACTACATTTTGCTATGTGTAATTACAACCCAGGAATATATAAACTTTTTGACGAAATTATAACTAACGCATCAGATGAAGTTCAGAGAAATCCCGAAGTTAAAAACCTCAAAGTTGAAATCTCACAGGAAAAAATTAGCGTATTCAATGATTCTGGTATTCCGATTGAGATTCATCCAGAATACAATATTTACATTCCAGAACTTATTTTTGGAAATTTGCTAACATCAACAAACTTTGACGACGCACAAAAAAGAACTACAGGTGGTCTCAATGGTCTAGGAGCAAAACTTGTGAATGTATTCTCAACAGAATTCATAATCGAGACGTGTCATTCTGGCAAAAAGTACATACAGACATTTGAATGTAATATGTCTAAAAAAAATAAGCCGGTAATTACCAATACAAAAAAGGCTAATTACACTAAGATATCATTCAAACCTGATTATGCTCGTTTTGGAATCACTGAGATGTCCCGTGATACCATCTGCATATTGAATAAACGAGTGTATGACATCTGCGCAATTACACCGAATAGTGTAATTGTTCAACTCAATGGTAAAAAAATAAATATCAAGGACTTTTCTGATTACATTTCTATGTATATCGGAGACAAAAAGACTGCACCGAGAACAATATCGGAACAAAACAGGTGGCAGGTGGCGTTTAGCCCAAGCAACGAATTTAAATGTATTTCCTTTGTAAATGGAATTTCAACAACAGACGGAGGGACACACGTAGAACATGTTATGATGCCTCTCATAAAAAAACTAACAGAAATCATTCAAGAAAAACACAAGAATATCACTATCAAACCAAACTACATTCGAGAAAATCTTTTTGTATTCATTAACTGTAAGATTGAAAACCCAGCATTTTCTTCCCAAACAAAGGAAAAGAACATCACCAAAGCATCAGACTTCGGGAGTAAATTTAATTTGACAGACGACATCGTCAAGAGTGTTCTAAAACTTGGCATTATCGATAATATTATTGCTCTCGCGGAAGCCAAGGAAAAGAAAAATATTTCAAAAACAGACGGAAAGAAAACTAACAGGGTTATCATTCCAAAATTAGACGATGCCAACAAGGCGGGAACAAAAGAATCTAAGTTGTGTACTATTATCTTTACAGAGGGAGACTCAGCCAAGACTACTGCTGTATCTGGACTTTCAGTTGTCGGCAGAGACTATTATGGCGCTTTCCCTCTCAAGGGTAAGATACTTAATACACGAACAGCGACTTATTCGCAAATGGCAGGAAATGCCGAAATAAATAACATCAAACAAATTCTAGGTCTTCAAACTGGTAAAAAATACAAATCTGTTTCGGACCTAAGATACGGAAGAATTCTTATTATGACTGACGCCGATACAGATGGTTTTCACATCAAAAGTCTTCTTGTAAATTTCATCAGTCATGGTTGGCCGGAACTTCTCAGGGAAGACTTCATCAGTTCCTTGGTTACGCCTGTAATTAAACTCACGAAAAGAAATCAAGTAATCCCCTTTTACAACCTCAACGACTACAAAGACTGGAAAAAGACGAATAATGTTTCTAATTTCAAAGTAAAATATTACAAGGGTCTTGGTACAAGCACTCAACAAGAGGCTAAAGAGTACTTTAAATCCATGAAAACACTTGATTATAAAATTAAAACCGAAGCAGATTCAAAGTCTCTGGTTTTAGCTTTTACGAAGACTGAAGCCGATGCTCGCAAAAGGTGGATATTAGAAAATATTAAGTGTCCAAAAAGCCTGGATTATAATTCATCAGATGTTTCGATAAAAGATCTAGTTGATAAAGAACTTGTGCTATTTTCTATCAGTGATAATATCAGATCTATTCCAAGTCTTATAGATGGAATGAAACCTTCTCAGAGAAAGATTATCTATGCTTGTATCAAAAGAAATTTGTATTCGGAAATCAAAGTTTCTCAATTGTCTGGATATGTATCAGAAAAGACTAATTATCATCATGGCGAAAACAGTCTAATGGACACAATTATTTCTCTCTCACAAAACTTCGTAGGTTCAAATAATATGAATTTACTAGAACCCGTTGGACAGTTTGGAACTAGACTTTTAGGAGGAAAAGACGCTTCTAGTCCAAGGTACATCTACACACATCTATCAAATGAGTTCAAAAAACTTTTCAATGAAGATGACAATAATGTTCTTGATTATCTAGAAGAAGATGGAGACACCATTGAACCAATGTTTTATGTTCCTACAATGCCCATGATTCTTATCAATGGAGCGTGTGGTATCGGAACAGGCTTCTCTTGTGACGTACCATGTTTTAATCCAAAAGACATTAAAAAGAGACTTATGGATCTTGTAATTGACGAGGACGCGGATATTCCTGAAATGACTCCTTGGTACAAAGGTTTCGCGGGGAGTATTAAAAAGACAGAAACTAATAAATGGATCACCCTGGGAAAATACATGGTAAATGGAAACGTAATAAATGTCACGGAACTTCCAATTGGAACGTGGACGGATGATTACAAAATGTTTCTTGACAAATTAGAAACTGAAGGCACTATTTTCAGTTACACAAATGCGTCTACAGAAACAACTGTTAATTTTAGTATTAAATGTCCTTTGGAAAATGTAATAGAATGGACTCAAAATAATGAGATATTGAAAAAATTAAAACTGATTTCACATCTATCAGCAAATAACATGTATGTATTCAATGAGAAAAATGAGATAGTTAAGATGGAATCACCCGAAGAAATAATCTTCCACTTTTGGAGAATTAGAAACGAGTACTACAACAAGAGACAAAAGTACATGTGTGATAAACTAAATAGCGAACTCATTGTACTAAATGCTAAAATTAAATTCGTAACAGATATAATAGAGGACAAAATAATCGTATTCAGACAAACATTAAAAAGTATCATTTCCCAGTTAGAAAAGTCTGGATATCCTAAGATTTCAGATTCTTACGAATATCTTACAAATATGAAAATTCATTCTTTTTCTAGTGATACTATTGAAAAATTAACAAATACTCGAGACAAGACAAATCAAGAATACATAACTATTAAAAATTATTCCCTAAGGAATTTCTGGGAAAAAGATCTTAATTTTTCCTAAGAAAAATATTATTAAATTTTTTAAAAAAAAATATTTTGATATATTAAATTAAAATATGAGAGCTATTATTTACGCTATTGTCTTAGCCATCGTTTCGTGGATGGTGTTTGGTAGTATGAACGAGTTAACTTCGGCTCACGCGTCGGACGGTTGCTGTGGAAAGGGGGAATGCGGCAAGAGTAAGTTTACTAGCATGATCTGGTGGGCAAATCTAATGATTGCGTGCCTGGCTACTTTCGTTGCTCTATATGGTGGCGCTAAAATGACTCCCCAGGGTCGCATGCTCCCCTCGATTCCCTTCCTCCCAGTCTAAGATAACTGGTGCATGATCGCTTGCTAAAGGGATGCCTTCATTATTCTCACCTATATATTTTAAACATTTACTGGAAACATGATTAATATTCTTAGTAAAGAAGTAATCAAGTCTCCATCCTTTATTTCTATTTCTTGCCCTAGACATTCCGTTTTCCTTTACTTGTCGGGGATCCCACCAGGTGTAAACAGTGTCACACTTTATAGTGTCTTTGAAGTGAATACATTCTAGATCCTTTAGAAATTTAAGTTCATGCTGGTAAGTTCCGGGACCAGGCAACTGTTTAGTCTGATCAAAATGTGTCTCTTTTGCTGCGTTAAGATCTCCACATAAAATCACTTTTCCTGTGGTTTTATCTAAGAAGTTATACATTTTATCGTTGAATTTTATTTTGTTCTCGTAATTTGTACCCGAATTTGGAGCATAAACCGTTACTAATGTGATGTCGTCAAATTTCATAATTATAACGCGACCCTCGAGATCTTCGTATCCCGGAATATCTGTAGAAAAATCGCATGAAATATTTTCTTTATAGAATATACATGTTCCAGAATATCTATCAGGTGCTCTTGCCGCGTCTAATTTAGATTCGTTGAAAAAAGATTTGTATCCCGGAATATTTATGACATTAGATTTAGCAATTGAACAGCGCGTTTCTTGCATACATATAATATCCGGGTCATACTTAAGTAAATCTTGTATAGCACTGCCGTCTATTGGAAATATTTTTTCATTTTTCTTAAGTTTGCTTGAAATAGAGTCATTGAAAATGCGCGAGCGGATACCGTTAACGTTCCATGATACGATCTTCATAATTAATTGAAATATAATACACAACTTATTTAAGTTGTGTAATTTTTTGTAAATTATCTGATCAATTTGTTACTCTGTAGAAAAAGAGTTTTATCCTCTTGGTTGTCAGTAAAAAGAATAGGTCGATTTTCTCTTGGATTCCACAATGTTTTTATAAAGTTATAAGCATCTTGCCACTTTTTCGCATCTTTTGTGAAAATACATATACAGTGACAATTAGTCTTTAATGTGTTATTTACATCCGTTATACATTTCAATAAATTCATATACGCAGATAAGGGTAATTCATTGTCCTTGTCTGCTTGTATATCAATGTATAATTTATAAATTTCATCGCTAGATTTTACAATCGCCCATGTATTTTGGAAGTAATTTAAAAATTCGTCAAAACCTTCTTGATTATACACGTCATTTGATATTATTCTTACTGTAAAAAGTTCTAATTTTTTATTTAATATTATCTTCACCGTGGGTCTATCTAATATGTATATTTCGTCATTCATAATAAATTAATGTAATGTACTCTAATCTAATATAATGTAAATAATATTAATTTAAGGCGCAAAATTACGTTTTTTAATCATTATTAAGATATGATTTATACAATGTGGTATACACCTATTGTTTATGGTATCAATTGAAAGCATTTGGAATGACTTTGAAGAACTTGTAAAAGAAGAAAAATGTGATAATGTGTGCGAATGTTCTCATATAAATCTACAAATTGATCATAGACTTGGTGATAAAATATGTTTAGATTGTGGTACAGTAGTGTTGTCTGGTATATTTGAATACTGCGAATGGAATAATTATAAACAAGAAGATGGTTCAATGTCTAATGGATTACAGAGAGGCGATGCTTTCGTGTCAGATAATCCTTATGATAAACGAGGAACAATACCTGGATTTGCTAATAAAAATTCGCTAATGATGAGAATACATTATCAACAGACTTTTAGTCACAAACAAAAAACATTTTGGCACATATCTGAAAGATTTCAAAATTATTGCACTCAATTAAAAATTCATACTTGTGTATTACCCATTGCTAAGGATATGTGGCATGTCTGTATGGAATCAGGGAAACTAACGAGGGCTTCAGTGAGAAATGGACTAATAGCAGCATGTCTTTATTATGCTTGTATTTATAATAATCTACCTACTGATAGACAATCCATAATCAATTTAGCAGAAGGTAACCAAAAAGGATTTTTAAAAGGAGAGAAAATATTTCAAGAAATTATGGAAAAACATCCCAAGTACAGGTTTCTCGGGAAGGAAAAAATAGACATAATAGAAAATGATTCATTCATCAAGTATATCAGTATATTAGAATTACCTTTTAAAACATCGGAAATATGCAATAAGTATTTTACAATGTATAAAGACAAACTAGATTCAGTGACTCCTAAGTCAGCAACAGCTGGGATTCTGTTGTATGTGATTAAAAAAGATTTAGGTTTGAAGGCGCCCAGCAAATCAACCGTATCCAGGGAAACTGGAGTTTGTATTCCTACGATAAATAAAGTACTAACTATTTTGGAAACCGTTTAAAAAAATAATAGATACAGTATTGTATAAAATTGTAGATGATATCGTTGATTACTTCGTGTAATTCTTTTGTTGCTTCGGCGCATACAAAATGTATTAAACCATATTTTACCCCTAGAAACGGTTACGTAAACTTGGGCGACGATTCATTGATAAATTCTCTTGAAGAATTTGGCGGGAGTTCAGAACTTAAATTACTTACACATTTGAATGCAGAGGGATGGTCGAGTTCTTGGCTTATGCACATCTCTCAAGAATCTACGCCCTTTTTTGATGAGCATTATTATCGTGATTATCTCAATATGCTTAGCGTAGCATCGAGTTATACATCAAAAGAATACTTTTATCTTGGATTCTATCCAGAAGGAAGTCGTAATTATGATGGTCCAAAATACATAGGAGTGTTTAAATTGCTACATAGTCAAAGAATATTTAACACTATTATGATTATTGAAAATCCGCATTACATATGTGATGATTCTCATCTTATAAATTTTAAGTACATTCTTATGCATATGACAGATTCATCTCATGTTTTTTTTAAATTTAATGATCTTAAAAGACCGGAACAGATGCGGTACTACCTTGCCTGGATGCACATGTAATTTCAATTTATATTAAAATATTTATCAAGTAATAAATGGCTTCAGTTAACAACATAAAAGAAAAATTTAAAATAGAAAGTGATATAATTAATATAGCATCACTTAGAACGTTTTTTCAATTGGATGTTGACAAAAACAAACTAAAAAGTTTCAAAGCGCCGGACAAGAAGTGGCTTGCGCAGGATAGAAATGCGATGATAATTTTTTTTAAGGCTGCAATGGTTAAACTAAAAGAAAATGGAGCAGTGCAAAAATATGTGGAAATGGCTCTTCCTGATGTCCCGAATGACGCGCGCGAAGAGATAATAAGGAAACTAGATAGGATAATACTGCGAGAAAATAGTATATTTGATCAGTTTTCAACGCAGCCGAATCAGCAGCAATGTAAAAATGCTGGTCTATACCATAGCGAAGAAGATCCTTCGTCCCAAAATTGTTTACCAAAACGGGAAGGCCGTGGCTATCCTAAGACCAATTTGCCGACGGTGCCTCCACGACAGTGGGATCGTTATGCATGGTGTAACAATTGTTGGTTATGTACCCAACAAATAGTAACAAGAAGCGAAAAAGAATTAAAAAGAGAATGCGAACATATATTACCTTATTTAACTGGTTCTTATCTTTTAGGAACATCTGATACAAGCGAACTTGTTAGTTATGAATTTGCACAATCTCATCACTGCTGTAATCAAAAGAAAAGACAAGGGGAATTTATTAAATTTGTCAATCGGTTTGGCTTGCGCAGCAAATATATGTTTGTAAATGATTACACGCAAATTCAAAATTACGTTAGTGAATTGACAGGGCTTTCAGTATCATTCAATATAACTGGGGGCGTGTCGGTCGGGTCGAACCCGACGCCTGTGCCGACCAAGGACCGCAAAAAATTTGAGGAAGTGCTCATAAATAAGGGTACACCGGAGGAAAAAGAGCAGCTACCGTCAATTGCAGAACAGCGCATCCTCGCGGAAAATATGGCCTTGACTATAGACAGCGTATGCACTGAGATATGTGACATATTAAACAAAGGGGGTGAAAGCGAACTAATTGCTATATTTTTACACGCGTCTATTTTGGATTGGTTATTTCATGAACGAGTAATACATACATACGAGACCCAGGGGAACCCGCTAGATATTCTTAAAAACCAACTCGTGAGCAAGTTCAAGACCTCAACCGCCGACAACGACGCCGCCGAAATCTTAAACAATAACTCTGGAAAAAAATCGGCTCAACAAATACTTTCTGAAAAAATAAACAATGCGTTGGCGAACATGAAACCGGATTCAGAACCCCCGATCGCCGTTTTAAAAAAAATGTTATATAAAAATCCTGCATATCATTTTGGCAAGAGAGAAAATCTCAGTACCAAAGTCAAAAGACGAAATAGAACAAATTTTGGGACGAAGGAGCGTGCCGCGCGGAGCCCCACACGGGACCAAGTCGATGCGCCCGACTCTCCATCATCTATGCGAAGAGTAAGTGATATGCGAAGAGTAAGTGATATGCTCCACCCTTACTACATTCAAAAAATTATGCGCGCCATGGGTGTAAGTATGTTAGGCGCAAGAACATCGTTGGGGCGAGTGGGTATAATAAACTTATTAGCTGATGTAACATACGGTTCCGTTTTAGAACTTTTAGACACTATGCATCCGAGTGAAGTACACTCAAGTGCGGAGGAGGCGGTCGTACATCCTAGACTTGTTGCAAGTATGTTTATACTTCTTGAAAAAAATAAAATTAAAAACGTTTTCCAATTAGGAGGGGTACAGAACTTGATTTATATAGCTTACATATATTCTATGGTAGTGTATACTGCTTATAAGAGAGCGTATAATTTTACGGATGAGTACGACGGTCCCTACCAAACCATGTTTGGTAAGAAAAAACCAAAAGTTAAAAAATTACAAAAAGTTAAAAATTTGTCAAATAAATCTATTATGACTAAACTTAAGAGTGTTGGTATTAAAATTACTAAAAAACAAGGAAAACGTCGTGTATATCTTTCGCGACCCGAATTGATTAAAAGAGCAACTGCCTTCAGAAATTTACAACTTCGTGCTAAAAAACTTAAAGTTCGTATTATGTATAAGAACAAAAAAGGCAGATACGTTTATAAAACAGCAAAAAGACTAATGAATGATATCAAAAGACAAATGAAGAAATCTGTTAAGAAACGAATGAAGAAGCCTGTTAAGAAATCTAATATGAAACAAAGATTTGGATGAGGCATGCCAACGCCTAGACCCGAGGAAGAAAACAGAACGTTCTTCGGGTGAGGCGCGTCCAAACTTATGAGAAAGTAAAAAGTAAACATTTAGATTCGATATGAAGAAAATTGAACAAACCGTTTTCAATTTTTTGAGAAAAAGAATCTTAAATTTAAAATGTTTACGTAATGTAAACTATGTATCATCTTGAAAATAATATGCTCATCGTTGCGATGGTATTCTATTCCATCTTGACTTACTTCGTAGGTCCCTTTATTGCGATGCCGTTTATGTTAGACGATAAAACTACTGTTGCCGCCGGTTTCACTATTGGGTTTATCATTTCAATGGTTTTGTGGTATACTTTCGGGAGTTCGTTAATGGACTAAATGTATTTTTTAGAAAAAAGAATCTATTTTAAAATGTTAATTTATATTAACAATGAGCGATTGTTTACAATATTATTACGACAATCCTGAAGACGACGAGAAATATAAATTATCATGTGATTTTAAACCATTCCCCGAATTAAATGACTCCGGAGTTTATACACACAAAAAAATGCTAGACTTCATAAGGTCTAGTTATTCATCTGAAGCATTTCCGGAAGATTCTCCTTTTGAGTTCAAGGAAAATTACATAAATCTTTCCAATGATGAAATATGTAAGTCATCCGATATGTCTCTTGGACCACAACAAAAATTTATGGGTCAGCTTTTAGGACCTAATACAAATTTCAATAATACACTTATTTTTCACGGCCTAGGTTCAGGTAAGTCTTGTACGAGTATTGTAATAGCAGAGGCTCTTAAAAATGCTACGAATGAGCGTGTTATATTCACGGTTCCTGCTCCTCTAGTTGATCAATACTACGAAGAAATTTCAGGAGAAATGAGAAATGGAAAGTTCTTTTCTTGTCCTTCATTTTGTCTAGTTAAAAATGGAGGAAAAACAGAAAGAGACTTTTATGTCTCCCAACAGAATAATGCTATGCTTTTAGCTAAAATGAGATCTCTCAGAAGAGAGGAGGAAAAGTTAGCGGCTATCGAAGAAAGTGAAACATCTACTGAAAAAATGTTTAGAGATCAGCAAAATAAAGTAATTGTAGAAAGGAAAAAGTATAATGAATATCAAAAGAAACTAAGAGACACAATCAGAAGAACTTTTGACATTGTTTCTCATCAGACTTTCATTCAAAGTATATATCGCACTGACAAAAAATCCGGTAATACGACAAGGGGCGACAGATTAAAAGAAGATTCTGCTCTTTTTAACAAAAATGGTCTTCTAATCATTGACGAGATTCAAAGACTTGTTTCTGCAGATGGTACATTTTATAAGAAATTATACAATTGTATTAAGTATTATTTCC